TTTAAGGCTAGGCACGCAGCTAACATCAAGAAAGGAAAAATGTCCGCCGCGTTCTGGTCGGATCGCACCAAATGGTGACTAAATGACCTACTCCGTCCCCGGCCAGATCCGCACCCACCTCGTCAGTTCCACCTATATGGGTGGCTCTGACAACCCCTTCACCCGCACCCGCGCAGTGCTGGACCAGATGAAGGGCTGGGAAATCATGAAAGCGGTGACACTCGGCACGGAGTATCTCCGCGAGAACAGCGAAGCCTTCCTTCCACTGGAACCCCGCGAGGACTACGCCGCCTACCTAAGCCGCGTCAACCGCGCTGTCTTTTCTCCGTACACGCAACGGCTGATTCGCGCTGCCGCTGGCCTAATCCTGCGCAAACCCATCACACTCGAAGGCGACCCTTACTGGACTGAGATCTTCGCCAAGGACGTGGACGGTTGCGGCTCTGATCTCGACGAATACGCCCGCCGCAGTCTTATTTGCGCACTGACTTACGGCCACTGCCACACGCTGGTGGACTTCCCCGCTCCATCCGGAGCACGAAGTCTTGCGGAAGAGCGTGCCCTTAACCGCCGCCCTTACTGGATCGAAGTCGACCCCGCCAACGTCTACGGCTGGCGCCTGGACCGCGAAGTCAACTACGGCAAGCTAATTCAAGTCCGCATCGCCGAAAAAGCTGTCCTTCCTGACGGCGAATTCGGCGAAAAGGTCTATGACCAAGTCCGTGTGATTGAACCTGGCCGTTACCGCATCTACCGCCAGAGCGAAACGCGCAAGGAAATGGCGAAAAGCTTCCCGTATCCAAACGCCTACGACGCCACATCTGCCGCAACTAGCGACTACGAACTGGTCGAAACCGGCAGCTACAGCCTTGGTGAAATCCCCCTTGTCACTTTGTACGCCAACAAAATCGACACGCTGGTGAGCAAACCACCGCTACTCGACATTGCCTATCTAAACCTGGCGCACTTCCAACGCCAAGCCGACCTCATCCACAGCCTGCACATCGCCTCTCAGCCAATTCTTGTTCTAGAGGGCTGGGACGACCAGACCAAGGACATGGCTGTGAGCGTGAATTATGCCGTTGCAACGCAGCCCGGCAATCAGATCTACTACGTCCAACCTGCGGCTAGCGCTTTTGAAGCACAGACCAACGAAATCCGCGAACTCCAGCAGCAGATGGCCACGCTCGGCATTAGCACGCTGAGCCAGCAAAAGTTTGTCGCCGAATCCGCCGACGCCCGCCGCCTGGATCGCGTCGACACCAACTCGATGCTGTCGATGGTCTCCATGGACCTCCAGCAAACCCTGCAGCAAGCCTTCAACCTTGCAGCCACCTACCTCCAACTGGAGCCCCCAAAGGTTTACATCAGCCGCGACTTCGACATTGACCGTCTGATCGGCCAGGACATTACGGCGCTGACTTCCTTGTTTGCCCAGCAAGTCATTGACCGCGAAGAGTTTCGCGATATTCTCCGCCAAGGCGAAATCCTTAGCACCGGGATGATGCCCCACACCGAAGACGAGCAACTGGAACCTCTGGAATCAACCGAAGAGGAAGCTGCCGAAGAAGAGCGCGAAACCCCTGAAGAGGCTTAAACCCTCTTTTGTTCTAGACTACAAGCGTCGTTACCGTTATCCGCTGGTGAAAAGCCTGGATTACGTGCAGCAACCGGACGGCACCTCCCGCTGGGAAATGGTCGAACTCCGGGAAGTAGCACCTGCACCTGAACCTGCAGAGCAAAAACCTGCTCGCTCCAAACGACGCACCGCCGTCGAAGAAACTGTCTCCCAAACTGCTGAGTACGAATTTTGAGCATGGAAGAGCAAGTCATCCAGGAGACACCCGTGGTGACTCCTGACCAGCCCGTGGCTGGAGCCGACACCGCTCCTCAACCTGACCTTGGTGCTCTCCGCACCGAATATGAAAGTCAGATTGCAGCGCTGAAAGCACAGGCAGTCGAAGCCGAGGAGAAATTCCAAGGCATCAAGAACAAACTCGACGAGGTCTACAAAAAGCAGGACGACCAGCGCAAGAAAACGCTGGAAGACCAAGGCCAGTGGAAAGACCTCTGGGAGGAAGCCAACAAAACCGCCCAGGAAAAAGAACTACGCATCGCAGACCTGGAACGCCAACTGGAGGATCTCCGTGCCTCCAATGAGCAAGCCACAGTGCGTACCAGTGCTTTGGCCGCAATTAACCAGGCTGGAGCAATCAACTCAGAGCAAATGCTGCAGCTTTTGCAGAACAACCTCCGTAAAGATGCCAACGGCAATGTTGTCATCCTCAACGGAGGCGTAGAGCAAAACATCAGCACTTATCTGAGCAATCTCAAAAATCCCGGCTCTGGTTTTGAACACCACTTCAAACCCAGCTCAGCCGCTGGCATGGGCGCTAAGCCGACGCCCACATCCAATGTTGCGCCCGGTTTGGCTAACCCATGGAAGGACGGTAGTATTAATTTAACGAGGCAAATGGCCTTGGAAGCCTCCGACCCTGATCTCGCAGCGGTGCTGAAGAGAGAAGCCGGTCGGTAAGTCCCCGTGGGACACCATTTCAAGTCTGTGACTTGAACCCCCGCAAACCCAATCCCTGGAGCTTGAAATGGCCGCCCCATTTCAGAACTATTCCGGCGGTGTCCTTCTGGCGGACATCGTCAAGCGCAATAACCTCAGCACCTATGTGTCTGAGGCCATCAAAGAGCGCAGCCTGTTCCTGAAGAGCGGCGCTGTTGTTCGTAACAGCCTGCTGGATGCCCGCGAAGGCGGCACCCGCATCCAAGTCCCCGAGTTCAACCCCATTGCTCCTACCGAGGAGATCATGAATGGGACGGCTACCTGGGGCACCAGCAACGCCGGCTATCTGACCCCTCAGAAGATCGGCACTGCTACCCAGATTGCCACCATCTGCCATCGCGGTTTCGCGTATGCAGTGGACGATGTTGCGATGCTCGCAGCGGGCGAGGACCCGATGCTTCATATCCGCAACCAGCTTGCGGATGCCATCAATAAGCTGAACAGCGCTCGTCTGTTCAGTCAGCTTTGGGGCCTGTTTGACACTGCCCTGAACGCTAACCGCCTCGATCTCGGCGTGGCTGCTGCCTCTGGCGGCACAGAAGCCAACTTCCTGACCGGTGCTGCCGTGGCCCGTGCCCGCGCCCTTCTGGGTGAGCGCGGCGACGAGCTGGACACCCTTGTGGTGCACCCCTCCGTGGGCTTCTACCTGTACCAGGTGGGCCTGCTGACCTTCTCCACCTCTGCACTGGCCGCCTCTGGCGCGGTGGTGTGGGGCGGCGGCGGTGTGGGCGTCGGCGCCCGTGCCATCGGCGAATTCGCCGGTTGCCGCGTGATCATGGATCCCCTGGTGAATACCGTTGCCCCTGGCACGCCCGGTCACCAGCGTGAGTTCTGCTGCTATCTCACAAAGTCGGGCACCATCTTGGAAGGTGTGCAGCAAGACCTGCGCATCGAAGCCGACCGCAACATCCTGTCCAAGCAGGACGTGCTCTCGGTCGACTATCACGGCGCCTACCACGTGATGGGCACCAAGTGGAACGACGCTGGCGACAACCCCACCAACGCCAACCTGTACGACGGCACCAAGTGGCAAGCCACTTACGACATTGACCTGATCCCCCTTGTTCAGGTCTTCGTCAACAGCCCCCTCGACGTCACCACCATCTGATAATCAGATTGCGTGTCCACGAGCCCCACTCCGGTGGGGCTTTTTTGTTGGCGCTACACTGAAACAAAGATCTAGTAGTAGCTGTGCCCGCGACGATCAACGCTACTTTGAGCAGCGCGTCAGCCAACAGCTACGTGACGCTTGCCGACGCCAACGCATATTTCGAAACCGTCCCAAATTCCGCAACCTGGATCGACAAAACGGACGACCAGAAAAACCGCGCTTTAATCTCTGCCACGCGCTGGATCGACAGCCTGAATTTTTACGGCGACCGCTGCGACAACGGCCAATCCCTCAAATGGCCTCGCAACAATTACCACGTCGACCGCGTGGAGCTGACCTGCACCCTTATACCGGCCGACATCAAATACGCCACCTAC